TGTTCGAGAGGAAACAGCGCGACTACGGCAGCAAGAACTACAGCGAGTTCGGCGAGCGCGGCGCCATCATGCGCGCCTACGAGAAATACGCCAGGCTCAAGAAGCTGGCTTTCGAGCCGATGCCGGAAGGCTTCGATGGCCCACAGAACGAATCCATTGCGGACTCGTGGGATGACCTGGCCAACATCGCGGTCATTGGCCGGCTGTGCCATGACGGGAAGTGGAAGTAATCCATGCCGATCCGCCCGGAAATGAAGGCGCGCTATCCCCGCGACTGGAAACTGAGGTCCCGCTTTGTGCGGTTCTACCGGGCGCGCAACCGCTGCGAATGGTGCAGTGCCGAAAACGGAAAGCCGCATCCAGTGACTGGGAGCGTGGTGGTACTGACCGTGGCGCACGTGCATGACGACAGGCCGGAGGCCTCCGGGCTTCTGAACCTGGCGGCGCTCTGTCAGAAGTGCCACAACGCCCACGATATGAAGGCCCGGGCGGCCGGGCGCCGGGAACGCATCGAGGCGGCCAGCGGGCAAATGAAGTTGTTTGGGTGAACATGGTCACGATCCTCACAGGCGACTGCAGAGACGTGTTGAAGACGCTCCCGGATGCGTCAGTCAACTGCTGTGTCACGTCGCCGCCGTACTGGGCGCTACGCGACTACGGTGTCGCCGGACAAATGGGACTTGAGGGAACGCCCGACGAATGGGTTGCCGGCATGGTGGCCGTGTTTGCCGAGGTCCGGCGCGTCCTGAAGGATGACGGAACGCTGTGGCTCAATCTGGGCGACACGTACATGAGCGGCGGCGGACGCGGGGCGCAGGGTGAAACCGGAGAACTGGCCAGCCGGACCGTGCGCTATGCGCGGGAGGGGCGCGGCGGCCGCCTCGCAAGCCCGAAGCATTCCAGCGCAGAGGCATCGGCCTATTGCGGCCCGAACCGTTTTCAGCATCCCGGCTTCAAACCCAAGGATCTGGTGGGCGCGCCCTGGATGCTGGCATTTGCCCTGCGGGCCGATGGCTGGTACCTCCGCAGCGACATCATATGGCACAAGCCGAACCCCATGCCCGAATCGGTGACTGACCGCCCGACAAAGTCGCATGAGTACATTTTCCTGTTGTCGAAGAGCGAGCGCTACCACTACGACGCCGATGCCATCAAGGAACCTGTAACCGGTACCGCCCACGCACGGTGCACCGGGTGGAAGACACCGGACGGATGGGATACCGGAGCGGGATCCCATGGGCAGTTTCATAAAGATGGTCGAGAGAAGGGGCACACGGGTTACGTTCCCAAACCAGCTAACAATGGAGTCGGATGGGGATACGCAGACGGCAAGCCAAGAACAAAGGACAAAGGTGTCACTCCGAAGTCCTCCGCGCCGGGAAGTGGCGTTAAAGCCAATGAGAGCTTTCATGCCGCCGTTTGCGACCTGGTGGAGAACCGCAACAAGCGCAGTGTGTGGACGGTGGCCACCGCGCCCTATGGCGGCGCGCACTTCGCCACGTTCCCGCCAGCGCTCATCACGCCCTGCATTCTGGCCGGCTGCCCGATGGGCGGCACCGTTCTCGACCCGTTCGGAGGATCCGGCACGACGGGCGAAGTTGCAGAAGTCAACGGGCGCCATAGCATTCTGATCGAGTTGAATTCGGACTATGTGGCGCTGGCGAAACTCAGGACAGAACAGACGGGCCTATTCTTCGGAGAACAGCAAACACCACAAGAAAGGGAAACATGAAACCAACGCCTGAAGACAGAACCAAGGGACTCTATCCGAAATACCTCATCAATCACGCCGACGGCTCGCCGACAGATGGAGACGCTAGTTACTTCGTGTTGCGCTACGATTTCCATCCCGGATGCGATCCGATTCACGTGGACGCCTGCAGGGCAGCGTTAAGAACCTATGCCAGCCTGATCAGGCAACACTTGCCTACGCTAAGCATTGATCTGCTTTACGCCTTGTCGGAACCGGTATTTTATGAGTGCCCACTTTGCGGGACCGCCGTGTCCGACTGCCTGGGAGCCATAAGCAAACACGTGACACAGTGTTGCCGAACTCGCCTCCAGCCGGAAGCGCAAAGCCGGAATCTGCCCGCCTGTGCCGTGGAGCGGGTCGAACACGAGGTTATCGAAAATAAGCTCCTGAACGCACTGGAGGACAGTGACAAGGTTGCCCTGGTGGTGACGCGCGAGGACCTCGATAGACTGATATATGCGTTGAACAGCGTGCCACTCGAAACCACGGGACGTTCAATGCTTGCTGGCTTGCGGAAACTGCGCGACTCCGCGTTTGCTTCGCGGAAGAATGGGACAAATGGGGCTGATGTGACGGATGCCAACGAAACGGGTGAGCGGACCTTGCCCGCGAAAGGAGCGAATGGAAACTGAGACCACACCGCCAGCAGGCAAAGGTACGCTCCACCCGCTGGTTGGCCGTCCTCTGGCCTTCCTGCAAAACGCATGGGTGCGCGATCCGGACCGTCTGTGCGAAACGCTAGCCCGGCATGACGAGGCGTTCCGCCTCGTCATGCTGCGACGCCTCCTTTTCTCCGGGTGCGTGACCGGACGGAGACTGCGGATCGCATTCGGACCGCTGTGCGAACAGATCGTATGGGAAGAATGCACACGTGAGATTGCAGGAGACCCGCGCACGATTCTGCCAGCGGACCGTGTGCATATCGCGGCGGCCATCTTGCGACATGCCCCGTGCGTCGTGATCGCGTTTGGGAAGCACGCGGCCGATGCTGTGGCTCGTCTTCCGAACGCGGGTGATATCCCGCTGATTTTCGCGCCCCATCCAGCGGCGCGACAACCGGCAACGATGGCCATGCTCAAAACGGCGGCTGATCGCGTTCGTGTTCATGCGGCCAACGCCCCGCGTGAGGGTCTGCTGAAAAGCGCGGGGGTGTGAAAATGATGAGACGTATTGGACAGATAGGACCGATGCAATGAGTGTTCCCAAGGATTTTGCCTGGACGCCTCACCCGGTTATCCCGGAGCCCACCCGCGAGCAAATCAACCGGCTGGCGGCGCGCCTGAACATCAGCCCGGCGCTGGCCGCTCAAATGGCGTGGACCAAGCGCCAGGAATCCATCCGCAACGAAAAGCATGATCCATTCACGTTCGGATGGGAGCCGCCCATCTGGAAAGTTGTCGATGCCCTGTTCGGGGTAGCCTGGATAGATCAAGACTGGGCAGAGCGCATGCGCCAGCATCTGACCTTCAAACATCCGGTCAAGGCCGTCCTCATCCTTGGAGGCCAGCGCGGCAGCAAGAGCGAGTACGCGTCCAAGCGGGTCGTCAAGATCCTGCGCTCCGGGGAAGGGCGGCGCGCCTGGGCGCTCCATACCAACAATCGCATGTCGATTGAGTACCAGCAGCCGCTCGTCAGAAAGTACTTCGCGCCCGAATTGCGCCGGCTCAAGCCGATCCGGACCGCGACCACGTACATCAACTACAGCGGCAAGAACGGATTCGCGGACGGCCGATTTATTCTGCCCAACCTCAGCGACTGTTCGTTCCTCGCCTACGAAATGAACCGGGAGACTGTGGAAGGCGGCAACGTGGACGTGATCAATCCGGATGAGCTTGTGCCGTCCGACTGGGTCGAAACCATGATGCTGCGAATCGCCGAGAAGAACGGCATCATGATCATCACGTTTACCCCCGTGCAGGGTTATAACGACACGGTCAAGATGTTCCTGGACGGGGCCAAGACGGTAAAGGAATCCATCGGCTATCTTCTGCCCAAGGACGGCGGGCCGGCTGACATCGAACGGGCGCTGGGCCTGAACCCGGACGAAATGAAGAGACTGGGCAACTGGCTGGACGATCCCAAGAAACACCCGAGCGTCAGCGTGTGGAGCCGCCCGGAAGAGTGTGGGGAGTGGATAGCTGACCAGACCTCAGACAACAGACCTCAGACCACAGACTGGGGAACCGGGACAGGGAGAAGCCAGCCGGCGCCGGCGCATGGCCGCGTGTTCGAGATGGTTCCCCGTGTGCTCAAGCCGCGCGACCCGGAGGAGAACCTGGCCGTTGTGCATTTTCACAGTTCGGATAATCCCTACGGGAATCCGTTGAGCGTGTGGCGCACGATCGCACGCAAGAGCGTTGCCTACCAGAAGGAACGCTTTTACGGAATCGCCACGAAGATGATGGCGGCGCGCTTCCCGAAATTCAACGACACGCATCACTGCATCAAGGCCGCCGACATTCCGAAGACGGGCACCAACTACCACATCGTGGACCCGTGCAGCGACCGCAACTGGTTTCAACTCTGGATCCGCGTGACACCAGTCGCGGCCTATGTCTGCAAGGAATGGCCGGGCAACTACTACATTCCCGGCGAAGGCGTCCCCGGCCCGTGGGCGCTCGTGGATGGCAAGAAGCCAGACGGACGCATGGGGCCGGGACAGAAAAGCTTTGGGTGGGGCTACGCGCAGTACAAGAAGGAAATCGCGCGGCTCGAAGGCTGGAAGGAATACAAGGACTGGATGGCCCTGCCGGACGCGGAGCGCTCCGGAAAATCCGAAAACGAAATCATTGCCTCGTGGAGCCAGTACGGCGAGGCGGACGAACTCATTTTCGAGCGGTACATGGACGCGCGGTTCGCCTCCGTCAAGAGTTTCGACATGGGCGGCATGATTACGCTCTTTGAGGACATCGAGGACAAAGCCAATCTGATCTTCGCCCACACGTCCAACGAAGGCGAGGGCCGGGACAGCATCGACGCCGGCGTGTCCATGATCAATGACGCGCTCTACTTCGACGACAGCAAGCCGGTCGATTTCATGAACTGCCCCAAACTGTACATCTGCGAAGACTGCATCAACCTGATCTTCTCATTGGCCACCTACACCGGCGCGGATGGACAGAAGGGCGCGTGCAAGGACCCCATTGACTGCCTGCGGTTCTTCTACCTCAAGCGGTGCGAGTACCAGCAGGGGTGGGAAGAGGCGCGACGAGGCGGCGGAACAGGCTACGCCAGCGGCGGGGGAGTGTACTGAGTAATGGAAAACAAGGAAGAAAGGAATAATGAACATAACGAAGGTAAATGTAACTATAGCGATGAAACTGTGCAAAAGTCTGCCGGCTCACCCAAGTTTACTATCTGATTCCGTCTTGCTGAGATATCGAGGAATCGGAAGAAAGATTCTTGAGACAATCAGATATTTGCAGAGTACAGAGCCACGCCTAGTCGATCCACGTTGTTTAGGAAAGCCGCGCTGCGATGCCTGCAGGGCTTGGGAATTCTACGGCACGACCCGCGGTATAAAGATTGGAAGATGTCGTAGACACGCCCCGATGATGGAGGCTCATGACGAATTCGCCTATTTCCCGGTTACCACGGAATTGTATTGGTGCTGGGAACAACTGCCAACGTAAGCCAAAAGGAAACAACAATGGCATTGCCTGAAACGACAGTGGTGAGACGGAAGGATATTCTGGCGCATCTGGGGATCACGGTGGACAGGTTCTATGAACTGGTCGGCCATGGCCACATCACGGCGCACCGGCTGAAGGACAAACGCGGCCGGCCGCGCGGACAACCGATCTATCTACGGGAAGACGTGTTGAAGTTCGAACAAACCCTGAAGGGAGAACAAGCATGAGGCGGCGGTTGAAACTGTGGATCTTGAGGAGAATCGGCGAACGCGTGATGGTGACGCTCCGCAAAAGCGGGAGCATGCCAGACGGCGAGGTCCTGGCGGCGCTGTGTTATTCGGAAGACGCCTCGATCATGCGGGCGATATCCGAACTGCGGGCGCGCATGGAGGACGACATCATGGAACACGCCTGGCATTCCACCCCGGAGGCGCGTCTGGCGCACTTTGCGCGGCTCGAAGGCATGAACGATTTCTTCAAGGCGATCATGGCGAAACGGCGCGAAGCCATGACCATCGCGCAGGAAGAGAGCACGAAAGTATAGGAAACCGTAGGAAACCGTAGGAAACCGTGGAGAAACTAAGCCGATAGTTGTTCTACATGGAACAATTATAGGTTTACGAATGAGGCCGTACACAGAGTGCGGCCTTTACTTTTTCAGGCCCCGCCGGGTGGCGGAAACGAAAATGCAGAAACCTACTTGATCGGGGAGATCATGAAATGACGACGAGAGCAGAAGGACAAGGCGCAGAGGGAACCCAGGCCGGAGCCGAGCACACGGACGAAGGTGGGAACACAGCCGTAGCGGAATTGGATCGATTGGCCGCAGCGCAGGACGGCGAGGAAGCCGGAGCGGGTGAAGGTGAAGGCGCTGAAACAGGCGAGGGTGAGGGTGAAGGAACCGGGGACGGCGCTGGCGACGGCGCGGGAGCCGGTGCTGGTGAGGGCGAAGGCGGGGATGAGGATTCGCGCGTCGTGTTTACGCCCGAGCAGCAGGCCGTGTTCAACAAGCGGGTTGGCAAGGAAGTGGCCAAGACAAAGGCGCTCCAGACCCAGTTCGACGAGTTGAAGGCGGTCCAGTCCGCCGCCAATACCGAAATCGCCCGGAGCATTCAGTTGCACCCCGCGTATGTGACAAAGGACGACTTCGCGCTGATTCAGACGGTCAACGTGCTGGAAGCCGAACAGGACATCCTGGCGGAAGCGCAGGCGGACGAAGAGATCACCCTGGACAAGCTGCCGAAGGCAACCCAGGCGTGGATCAAGGCCAACTATCCGAACGCGGATGCGGTGGACAAGAAGATGCTGGCCCGGCGGGCGACGGTCATACAGCGCGAGCTGCAGACCAAGGCCGGCAAGGCTGACGCGGCCTATGAAACCGCGAAGAAGCTCCAACTGTCGGACCTGGCCCTTGGCCGCAAGGTCCGGATGGAGCGCGAAGCGGCCCGCAAGAAGGCTGGTGACGCTGCGGGCGACAAGGGCAAGCCGGCCCAGTCCGCGTTGCGAACGGCATCCCGGCCCGTAGCGACGGGTGCGGAAACGCGCCGCGATGGAGTGAATCAGGCGAAGCTGGCGACGGGCGGGAATACCGCCGAAGCGTTGATGGATGCGATCGGCTGACCGATGCCGGGGACGGTAATCGGGAAGCCACACGCCGGGCGAGTGCCGGGCGGAACCGAATAGACAACGGGCGAGAGCCCGAGCATGGGAGTGACTACCGTGGCAAATGGACCGATTACCGAGGCGTTGCAGAATCAGAAGAAAGTCGAATGGCGCGACGCCATTCAAACCGTCGAAGTGGCGGAAACGCCCGTCCTGGGCATGCTGAAGGAAGGCAAGAAACCGGCGCAGGTTGAAACGAACTGGTCGGTCATGCGCCGCGACCGCGGCCCGATCGAGGGCATCCCCGACAACACGCCGGTGGGGCAGACCAAACACCAGAACCGACGCAGCCTGAAGGCCGTGAGCCAATGGTTGCGCGATCCGTGGGGCGTCAGCCATTTCGCCGAGTTGACCGAGAGCTACGGCGTGGCGGATGAAGTCAAGTTCCAGAAAGCGGAATCGCTCCTGCGGCTCCGGACAAGCCTGGAACGGCTGTTCCTGTCCACCCAGGACTGCGCCCGCGAGGGCGGCGGCGCGAAGCCGGCCAAAGCGAACCTCCTGCGCGCCATCGGACGCTGGCTGGAGGCCACGGAGGCCAACATCAACTCCGAGTATCCGATTCACTCCGATGTGCGGGTGGCGGCCGCCTGCAACTTCAACGGCACGCTCGCGGAGTTCACGGATACGAGGCTGGAAGCGATGCTGGTGGCGGCCGCCAAGCAGCGGCTGAAACCGGCCACGCTCGATTTCCATGTGGGGACCGCCCTGAAGGCGCACATGGACAACTGGACCCAGCATGATGCCCATGTGACCGAGACCAATGCCTCATTGGTGCGGTACAACGCCCAGGCGAAGGATAAGACCTTCCTCAAACAGGTCGATTTCTTCAGCTTCAGCGCGGGCCAGATACGGTCCCACCAGAACTTCAACATCATGTGGGACCTGACCACGGGTGAACCGAGCGACTACACGGATTACTCCGGGTACGGCCTGGACATGTCGAACGGCTGGGAAGTGCGGATGATGAAGAAGATCACGCACGGCGATCTTCCCAACGACGACAGCGGCCCGCGCGGAGTGTGGGGTCTCACGCTGTTGTTGGCCTGCCTGATGCCGGCTGGCCAGATCAAGGTTCAAATCAACAAGGCGGCCTGAGCATTCTCCGGGGGCCGGCAAAGGCTGGCCCCCGGATTCGAGCAGAGGGAATGGGACGTATCGGACGGATAGGACGGATTCACAAACAACAAGGGAGAATGTTCGAGATGAAGAAGCTTTTGACAATTGCGATGGCAGTGGGGGTGGTGATGTTGGCGGCGACGGTCCAGGCGGCAAGCTGGCGCCCGTTGTCCGTGAGTGAAGCGGCGATCATGGGGGCAACGCACGTTGTGCGTCTGACCTATGAGGACTTCGCGGCCTCGACGGCCACGAATACGGCGCTGGTGATAAGCAACCTGCACACCTTCGCGTCCAATGACGCCGTCGAGTGTGTGGGTATGGTGCTGGAACGGGCCTTCGACACGGCCAATACCAACTACACCGGATCCTGCCTGCTGACGGTGGGGGATGGATCGGACGCCGACCTCTATCTGACCAGCACCGAGCTGGCCAGCGACGGCAGCGAGGTGGCCTTCAAATTCGGCAGAGCGGACGTGCCCACCATCGCGGTGACCGCCTCGCCGGAGACGAATACCATCTACTACCTCGGGGCCACCACAAATCTACTGACCAATACGGTCGTATTCGTGCCGCCAACGCCCACGGCGACGGCCAGCGCCGGCACGACGGGCCGCAAGGTCTACACCAGCGAAAGCTGGCTCGTGCTGACCTTCACGCCCAACGCGGCGGAAGCGCTGTCCGCCAACTTGACCGGGGCGATGCGCATCTACTTCCGGAAACGGTAGCGCAATGGTTGGGGCGCCTGCCCAAGACTGGCCCTGGCTGGTCTTGGGGGGCGCCATAAACGTTCGTTCACCATCGACCCGGAGGAAACAGCGCATGCCCAGCAGAGAATGTTATGAGACCCCGTGCGGAGGCCGCCGCATCTTCTCCATGTCCGAGGCCGATTACCTGACCAGCGTGAAAACGCTGGGGCCGCGGCTGGGGGTGGATAACCCCTTTGATCATCCCGAATTCATGGCGGACGTGCAACGCCTGGAACCGGATATGACCGTGCGGACGATTCCGCGCAAGACGCGGGTGCACCTCGCGGACATCCGGACCGCAGTACCGTCCCGAGGGCGCCTCACGCGCTTCGGGCGCGCAAGCTTTACCAAAGTCTATTGATCGGGAGAATCCACATGTCTGAAACCGATAAGGTATCCCAGGTTTCGGGCGACGGCGCCAAGGGCGCTCCCGACACGCTCGCTGAATTCAAGGCCATCATCAACGACATCAAGAGCGAATGCTCTGACGCCATGCGGACCGCGCGCCGGGATCTGGAAAAGGTTGTCTTCTGCAAGTGGGACGGCCAGCGCGTGGACGGGCGCAAGCGCCAGGATGATCTGGGCGAAAAGCCCAAGCCGTTCGAGGGGGCCAGCGACAACCGGGTGCGTCTGGTTGACAAGATCATCCGCGAGCACGTGGTGGACTATCTGGCCGGCGTGCGCCTCGCCAAGAAAACGTTCAAGCCCATGGAGGGCATGGACCAATACGCCGCCGCCAAGCTCAACATTCTGGTGAAGTGGATCACCGAAACCTACTGGGGAGAACAGTTCATCACGCAACTCAAGCTTCTGGGCCGCTACATGGAACAGGACACGCCCGCCGTGGCGTGCGCCATGGTGGACTGGGTGGAGGAGCGCCGACTTGAGTACCGCAAGATCGAGCGCAAGGATCTGGTGGACTTGTTCCTCGAGAAGCAACGCCAGGCCGAAATGCAGATGGAGCCGGAAGCGCTCGCCCAAATGGCCGAGACCATCGTGGACATGGCCACCTTCCCCGAATTGCTCGCCGAATTGGAACAGTTCCTCCAGCAGGTGCTCGATATCAAGCCGGCCCGCGCCCGGACGGCTGCCCGGGAACTGCAGGAGACCGGCAAAACAGACATACCCGTGCCCTACCTTTACAAGCGCGGCCCGGACCTTGTGGCCCTGCGCCTGTTCGACGATGTGTTCATTCCGGCCAACACGACCGACCCCAATAACGCCCGCGTGATCCTGCGGCGCGAATGGCTGAGCGAACCCCAGTTCAGGGAACGGGCCATCCGCCTGAAATGGAACAAGAACTTTGTCGCGGAAATGATGGGCGGCGACGAGGCCACGGATAGCCGGCGCATGAAAGGACAGGAGGGCAAGAGCGCCTTCGAGGATCTGACGAGCGACGGGCGCGTCAACACGACGGCCAGCGAGACCAATTTCCGCAAGGGCAACTGGGAAGTCATCACGGCCTATCATTATGCGACCAATGACGACGGCGTCATGGGCATCTACGTGCAGACCTTCAGCGGGCTATGCGACACACCGGCCACCAAGGACGAGCCCTACAAGCGCAAGCACGGCGGTATGCCATTCCGCTGGAAGAAGCGCGAGGAGTTGAATGACAGGCTGATGGATTCGCGGGGCGTACCGGAACTGCTATCCACGGATCAGCAGACGTTCAAGTTGCTCCGGGACTCGTTTGAGGACTACACCCAGATATCGACGCTGCCGCCGATCACGGTGCCACCCGGGAAACCGCACTACAAAATCGACCTGGTACCGCTGGGACGCGTGGACTCCAACTCGCGCGAGCCGACCGCCTTTATGCAGCCGCCGCCGTACCCTGCGGGCGCGGACCGTTACTGGGACAAGGTCCGGCGCGACGTGAATGAGGACTGGGGCCGGGCGGACAAGGACAGTGACCCCGGCGTTGTGACCCTCATCAAGCAGGACCGCGTCAACACATTCCTCGGGCTGGTGTCCGAGATCCTCAAGACATCCGTGCAGTTGTGTCAGGAGTTCATGCCTGACGACATGTTCGCCAGGATCATCGGCGGCAACGGCGTGCAGGTCAACCGCACCGTGGCGGAAATACAGGGGCTTTTTGACATGTCGCTGATTGTCGATGTGAACGATATGAGTCTGGACGGCATTACCGCCAAGACTGAAATCGTCCTCAAGAACCTCCGTCCGCTCGATACCCGCTCGACGATCCCCTATGACATGATCATCCGCAACGCGGTTGCCTCGCTCGATCCGTCCTGGGCCGACGCCATGCCGACAGTGGAACAGGCCGACCAGCGCGAGACCATCGAAGAAAAGGCCGCCTTCATTGCCATGCTCAACGGCGTGCGCCCGGAAATGCCCGAGAGCGGCATCAACGCGCCCCTGCGCCTGCAGGTGCTCCAAGGCGAAATCGAGCCGCGCCGCGCCAATCCCAACGCCTTCCCGCCGCTCAGCCAGGCTTCCACGCTCCTGATTCAGGAACGCATGCAGTACCTGGAGTTCCAGGCGGCGCAAATGCAAAACGCGATTACCGGACGGGTTGGCGTGGACACCAAGAAAACCGATGAAGCCATGATGGGGGCGGGAACCGGGATGATGGAAGGCGGTGCCATGTGAGAAGCGTTCCATTTCGCGAGGTCCTTGAAACCGTGCTGGCGCACTGCGGCCAGAAATACGACGGCACGCTGACCGTACAACAGAGCATCCTCATCAACTTCCTTAATCGACATGTCGCCCGTTTCTGGAACTGGGGCCCATGGCCGGAATGGACCTACAGTGAGAATCGTCCGTTTGCCGACGAATGGAGCGCAACCCCAACCTATCTCGCCGGCGCCGTCGTGTACCTGCCCGCCACGGAGCTTTACTACACCGCCCTGCTTTCCGGGACGAACCAAAACCCGGAAACTGCCACCACCTACTGGAGCGCCACCACTCTCACCACGCGCGAAGTGGCTTATGATCAGTACGGCAAAGCAAAGATCGGCAACGTCTGGATTGCCTCCAATGCCGATACCCATGCCCAGACCATCTATCGGACCTATCCGCGGCTCATCACGGCTACGGGCATTCGCTTCCCGGGCGTGACCCTCAATACCATCTGGCTCCGCTATAGCACGCCGCCAGCCCGCTACACATCGAAAGCCCATGACACCGCGGCAGCCTACGCCCGCTATGACCTTGTGCTATCGCCCGGCGCGTCCGGCGACACGTTCCCGTCAAAAGGCGAAGTCTATCAGGCCGATCTGTCCGCCGCTGGCACCCAGATATGGGTTTGGGTCCCATTCCCCGCGGTGGCCTTTGGCTACGTCGTACAGGCCACGGCGGCCGACATGCAGCGCTACTACGGCAAAACCGAAGAAGCCGCCCAACTTATCAGAGATGCCAATGAAGATTTGTATTTGGAAGCGAGTAAAGCGGGAATCGGGACTGAAATCGTTGTGGAAAGGTGAACCATGCGTAACGTCATCACACTGCTTGCGGTCACGTTTATGGCCACCACTGCGCCGGCACAGTGGAGCAACCCGCCCACAGGGCCCAGCACAGATATTCCCGTCTTGCAACAGACCGGATGGCAGTTATTTGTTTCCACCACGCAAGTTCAGCTCGCATGGATTCTGGCAAATCACCTGCCCACCAATTCGCTGGGTTCTCAGTTTGCGCTCGTGGACGGCAAATGGACGGTGACAGGAGGTGTGGTGGCTGCTGAGTACGATCTGATTGCGTTGGCCGCGCTCGCCAATCACGAGACGAATGCCGCCGCTCACGCCGGACTGTTTGACATCTATGGCTCCTCCTCCGCCGTCTCCAACTGGGCGGCAGGCGCGTTCTGCACGTTGGCCCAGGCAAGCAACATAGCGGCCAACGCGACGGCTGGCCTGATATCCTCCGCAACGGCCACCAGTATCGCTCAATCCGTCGTCTCTGCAGACCCCCGCGTCATCAACAGCACGACCAATGCAAGCGGCCTGCTTACCTGGGCATCGGGCGTGGTGAGCCTGACCTATGCCAGCCTGACGAACGCTATCGCCACGACATTTCAGCCAGTGGGCGCGTACCTCACCGAAGTCCTGACATCCCCGACGAACCTGCCGGCCGGTACGCTGGTATGGACGGCTGGCAGGCTGTGGGGCGGCACCAATCAGACGGCGGGCAGCGGGATTGGATACGTTGACGCGACCAACGCGGCGGTAGCGGTTGTGGGCGCTCATACCAACACAGCCCCACTGTTGGCGCATCCCGGCCTCGGCACGGCGGCGCTCAGTTCCAATGAGGCGTTTGCGGCGTCAGGCACAGAAAGCAAGTGGCAGGCTTATGGGGATCCGGATTACATCGAACCGAAGAACGGCAAAGGTATTGCGGCGGGACTGTGCACGTTCGTTACCAATGGCACTATCTGGGGGGCCCACCTATACCTCGGCGTTGCGGCGATAACTAACTCTAATCCGGATGACCCAATAAACGGCACCAATTTTGTCATAGGAAACGGCGCGGCGCTGACTGGCTTCACCCCTGCCCAAATCGCGGCGGCGGGGGGCATCGTCAGCAATTCCGCGCTGATTGTCAACGTGCAGAACGCCACCACCATGATCGCCACGAACATCGGCGGCACAAACTGGTTTGGCTCGACACGCGGCGGCACCAATTACCTGTGGCCCATGATTGCCCCATGAAACGCGCAATCACCATAGCCCTGATGCTGGCCGCGATTCAGGCGGCGGCGGTTGACGTGTTCCTGCCTGCACCCACCGGCTGGACTTGGCGCGTCGAAGGCGTGAACGTGCTGGCTAGTTATGCGACGAATGGAGCACCCGCCGCTCCGTGGTACGAGTCCGAATCCTGGTATCCCTATTCGCTGGCCTACTGGCAGTTCAACGATGCCGCCGAAACCAACATCACCGACTATTCGGCAGTGGGTACAAACCTTGCCTACTTGTTCAAGTCGGACGCCAATGCCACGAACTACAGTTTCGCCAGTAGCGCGTTTCGGCCTGATGTCGGCACATCCGGCACGACACCATACGCCATCATCAAATCCAGCGCCACAAGCCTGCTGGACGGCGCAACAAACTGGACGGTTGCCGCGTGGGTCTACGCTGACTCATTCCCGGCGCTATCCGCCATCCTGTACCGATTCGGCGCTACGTCTGATGGGCTGCGGTGCGCGACCAATGCCGTAAGTGGGTTTAACAATAACGTCGTTATCACCAAGGGCGGCGCGATGCCTACGAACACATGGGCGCATGTCGCATTTACCTGTTCGGGTTCCGCGGTGGGCGCGAGGAGGCTGTATATCAACGGCGTGCAGGTAGCCAGCAATACGGCCACCAGCGCGACCACGATGGGCACTAATGGCGCGTGGGCACTCGGGATGGATATGCGGTCCACGACGGATCGGCAATGGATTGGAATGCTGGACGATGCACTGCTGGTAGCCTATCCGATGAGCGGGCCGGACCTGACGAACATGGTCAACCATGGGAGGACGGAATGAAGCGAATACTGGCAATAGTGGCCGCGTGTCTGATGCTGTCGGGCTGCCGGACGTACTACGTCTACCAGTTCGGGGATTCGCCCTCGATCAATGTGGACGCCAAGGTGGACAAGGAGATAACCCCAACGGTGAAAGCGAGCGTGCAATGAACAGCGGCACAGACTCACGCTTTACACAATGCTGCGGCCACAAAATCTCCGTCTACGTTATGGCGGGCAATGTCAGCGTTGCTGAATGCCCACAATGCGGGGAGTGCGTGACCGGGGCGGGTGCTGGTATTGATACGCTGATTGAGCGATGGAACGGCGGCGAACGTGATAGGCCGACATTGGTTTCTATGAACGACATGCAGGCGTTTTGTGACGCCGTAGCCGATGAAGTCAAAGCAGAGTACCCCGGCGTGGATTATCTGCGGTTTAACATAGAGTCAGCAATTCAGACGCACGCCAAAAGGCTTGGCTGGGCGTGGTATGACGGACCAAAGCGAGTGAAGAAAGCGAGCGTACAATGACAACCGACGAAATGACAGACGACATGCAGGCAGTGGCAATGGAACGTGCGGCGGATCGGCAACTAATGCGCGGCATAGGCTTGCTGTCCGTGCTGGCAATCGTGGCCGCTGCTGTCCTGCTGTGTCTACCGGGCTGCAAGTCCCTGCCTGCCGGGGCCGTGGGTGCGGTGGCGGGCCTGACCAATAGCCTGCCTGCCGTGGACCTACCGGGGCAGGATAAGCCCGCCTTATGCGGTTGCGACCTGGCGTTGCCGCTGGCAGATGGGCCGTATGACGCCGAGCACATGCACATCAACGAGCGCATGGAGGAGTGTAGCATCGAGACGCAGACCGGCCTACTGGTGCGCTATCAGGTCTGGATACCGTCCCGGCGTGATTGGTGGATGCAATCGAGCATCGGCAAGGGGCATGTCCGGCTTGACGCCTCGGGGAACATCTATGCCGAATGTCACACGACGCAGGGTTACCGCTACCACGTTACCGGATTCGGACCGACTGAATTGCACGGCAACAGGCCACCGGATAACAAGGTCATCGGAAATGCCGTCCGGAATGGGCAGGGGCGGCAGTACATCAATGTGGAATGCAGGAAGGCGCAGTAACAGGCGGCCCGAAAGGTATCGCCGGAAGGGAAGCAGGGGTATGACGGGTTACAACGAGACGGCGCAGACGGTGCGGACACGGGAACTCATTCGAACGGCAAATGGTAGCATCAACCCAGACGCGAAAGAGGCAATGAATCACGTCCTCGATACCGCTGAGGAAGCGATACAGCCCGACCTATCACCGGAAGACCGTGCCGCCAAGACCGCCATTGCCGTGCTCGCCCTCGCTAATGCCCAAAGCCGCCATGCCCTATCTGCGCGGGATATGGTGGCCGCTGGCGTCAAAGAGCATTCCGAAGGTTGCCCAGGCCGCGCTCGATCCTTCTCCAGCGTCAAGACTGCCAGTGATGCCCTGTCGTGGGCGAATCAGCATCGCATCACGCACTCCATCGCTATCGCCGCACTGGTTATGCTGTCGCAATGGCTGGAGCGGCCCAATCCCCAGACGGCGGCGGCGCTGGCGAAGTTGACGCGGCAGACGGCGGCTACCCTGGCCGACAAAACCGAGGGCAGCAAAAAGGCCGTTGCCAAGGCCAGTGATGACCGTGAGGCGCGGATCATTCAGGCTGTCGAGGCGGCATTGGATGCCGAGGATAGGAAAGGCGACGGGGGATGACCACCCGCGTAACAGGCCGGACAATAGAGCACGGGGCGACGGTGACACCATGACGCAATTTGTCATACCTCAAGACTATGATCCGGCAACGACTCATCTGGTGATACCGCGGCGAAACACGCCGACACTCGTATCATGGATGCACGGGGCCGTGACGCCTGCCGTCGCGCTGTTCTGGATCGCGCAACCGGAGTTCAAGGCGATTATGCCGACCGTGTTCCCGAATGGCATCCTGCTCAATTCAGGACTGAACGGCCAGCATCGGGGGTATGACGCGCCCATCGTGGGTTACAAGGCGAACTCATGCTCCAATCTGTGGGGCATGATGGCCAAGACGGCGATTCACGAAATCAGCGTGTCCGAGCGGTATCCCTTCATGTGGGTTGACCCATCTGGTTCGGCGTGTTGGCTGCCAACTCGACACGGGCGCAGGCCGAAGAAGCGCACCGACTTCGGCAGCATCCCGACCTTTCTGCGCTGGAAGTTTGCTCCGAATCAGTGTCTTGGATTCCTGCATCACGACGGCGGCTACGATGAGAAGGGCTTATGGGCCTATGAGCCTGTCGCCAATGCGAATGTCGAATACGCTCCGAAGCCTGTCTTCATTCCCCGGTCGCGGGAGTGGATGGACTCCTCGCTGCGGACAATGTACCGCTGCCAGTGGGGATCGAGTTATCGGCCATGGATGGACAGCAACCAGATTTATTGGGGCGTGTGGTTCGGTGGCCGCTTTGTCTGGAATCAGACGGCAGAGGCGAAAGAGGCGAGGGTGACGCCTAAAGTACGCGAAAAGGAACAGAACCATGGAAGCTAGCACCATCAACGAATTGATTGCGGAAAACCGGTGGCAGCTAGACCCCAGCCAGTTTCAGGCCGGGCAAGATCCAGACAAGCTCATCAGGTATCTCCCCAATGTAGCGCGCGAAGATCTCGCGGCCTATGTGACCGCCCTGAAGGCAGTGCCCGTTTTCAACAGTCCGCAGGCCAACAACAAAGTTTGGCTGGGAGCCTGGTACGGCGGGAGAATCTGGCTGAACTATGATCAGGAGAAACGCTTTAGCCTGTTCCAAGTGCTGCATGTCGGCGGATCCAGTACGGATGATATCCGCGTTGAAAACGGATGCCAGTACCGCCTGACCACGAGTTTCTATTTTGCACAGGCGACGATTGGCGCGTTGCCCGCGGCGAGCAGCGGAATAGCCTATGAACGCAGCCCGATTATCAAGGACAACGATACCAGCCGCTTCACCTACAGCGTGACCAAGCGCGAGCGGTTGACGCAGACGGTGGGGGAATACAATACCGCCCGCCAGACGTTAGAGTATCAGACCCGCCGCGAAATCCTTGGCGTTCGTGATGGAGACCTCGATGACACCGGCGCTGCTGTGTCAATCCCTGCGTTGACTACCCAGACCGCGGGGCAAATATCGGAAATAATTCGCACCAAGAACGCGGACTGCACGCAGAATGTTGCCATCGAAACAAAACATGCCGTCACCAATGCGGCCGCGGCCACCGACAAGGCCATTGACGCCTTCGAAGTCCAGGGGACGGTGGAAGGCAAGAACATCGTTGATGAGCCGGCCTTGCCCGCCGCGCAGACCGCCGGGTATATCGTCATGCTACGGAAGCGCCTGAATGCGTTCCTGCGGTGGGACACGGAAACCACCACACGGGAATCGGTAGAACGCGCTGCGGCTGGCTCCGGCGTGACCATTGAGGCGACGGAAAAGGCGGAAACCGCTGAGGCCCGGAACCTGGCAGCCGAGCCGACCTTGCCAGTGACCCAAACCGCCGGGATCATCGTGACGCTGAG